CGAACCAAAAGTTCTGTTGTCTTTCGTTCGTTTCCCCCGAGAAGATCATAAAGGCATTTGACCAGTTCAAGTTTGAGAAGTTTGTGGATCAGTATGAGTGGGAGCGCACCGCCGACATCTACATCCGATTCATCCAGTACCTCTCTTACAAGTACGATCTGGCATTCAACGACCTGGTGACCGACCTGGCTGAGTTCCGTGAGCAAGAGAAGGAGAAGTTGGAAGGTGCTTCGTGTGCCGGCCACTTCAAGACCTATGTGGAGCAGAATGAGAACAAGCTCCAGCAAGAGTTCAACAAGGCGCACAACTTCCAGACGTCGGTCCGAGGGCTGAAGGTGCGGGGGTCGTTCGAGACTCTCGAGGAGGCCCAAAAGCGTGCCGAGTACATCCGGAAGCGAGACCCGCACCACAGCGTCTACGTTGGTGAGGTGGGCAAGTGGATGCCATACCATCCCGATGCCTACAAGACGGGCAAGGTGGAGCATCTCGAGCAGGAGCTCAACACCCTGATGCACGAGAAGATGAAGAATGAGGAAGAGGCCAAGGAGCACTTTGAGCAGCGGGTGGCAATGGCCAAGCAAAAGGCGATCGAGGCGAACATGCAAAAGGCCGAAGCAACGGGCAACAAGCTGACGCAGCGCCTAGAGGACGACGGGCAGTTGGTGGGCGCTAACACAATGTTCCAGGAGGAGGTCGTTCAGACCTACTCGGGGCTCAAGGGCGAGCTGACGGGCGAAGACGGACAGGCAATTGAGGGAGCACCTAAGGACGGCATCGGGCGAGTGGACGTGGCGCAGCTGCTGGCGGCGGACGCTGGCGTGGCCGACGGCGACAAGGGCGACAAGCCCGAAGTTGTGTGAGGGGGCTGAACCTGTCCCGTCGCCTTCTATAACCCTATTGGCTGTCGTCTACGGCGCCTCTAATTGGCAAGAGGAAGCAATATTTGGCAGAGTTGTTTGTATCATATTTTGTTATTCCACCTCCTCCTCTTGCATTATTGCTGGCCGTCAGGCCGGCTTGTGGGCGTGAGGGGGGGGGCGATCGTGAAATTAGCCAGGGGGAGATATAGTGGGGGTTTGTGGGGGTGAGGGGGAGCGGAGCGCAGCGAGTTACCCCCTACCAGGTAGATTTGCGCACAGTAATCTTCGGTTTTGTTGCGGTTCGCCCACCGAGTTCGCTAAGGTCATCCTCCTTATCGGCCTCGGGCAGACTGCCCACTTCCCAGTAGTCTCGGCTTCCCAGTCGATAGTCGGCGTGCGGCTCAGCCTTGTACCAAAAGACCTGGTCGGTGAGCTTGTTCGACTTGACGTTGTTGTTGATGACCAGACACTCATAATTTTCGGTGCATTGCTCCATCACCTGTACGAACGAATCGAACGTAGGGAACATACCGGCATAATTTTCATAGATCCGCCGCTTGTTGCTCATGTAGGTCTCGCGGAGAATGAAGACGTAGTCAACGTTTGTCCGCAGATTGGGCGGAATGCCCAACGGATACTGCATCGTGATGACCACCATCAGCTTCCAGTGCCGACCATTCATGAACATCATCCGGACCAGCTTGTCGCGGGCCCACGAGTCATCGTACAGACAATCATCCATGATCAGGAAGGCCCGGGGATCGAAAGTGGATGCCCGCCTGGTCGCCTTTTGTTCGTCACGCATCTGTTCAAGCACCTGGCGCTGCCGAAGCATCAGCTGCTGAATGATCGACACGTCGTACTCATCGTGAATGAACCGAGGCGGAACCATGTTCTCGTAAAAGTGGTTGCCGGCTTCGGTCCCCGAGATCACGGTGCCCACCGGAATGTCCTGGTGATGATACAGCAGATCCTTGACCAGAAACGACTTGCCGGTGTCCCGACGTCCGATCAGCACAATGACCGGGCCCTTGTTTTCGTTCGGCAAGAAGTTAATCCACCGCATATCAAACTGCTTCAGTTCGATCGACATCTAGTATCAAATTAGCTATGTCAGTGTAACCAATGAGCGCACCTAAAAATGCGGTCATTATCCCTAGCTCCTTTGCTCCAAAGAAGCAACGGCACCCCATGCTCGATTTTGCTCCCATGCAACTCTCCGACTCCCGGAGGGCCAACCTCTTTGGTTCGGCCGAACATTGCTTTGAACTCACCGATTGCCAGCTATATGCTCCACACCACGAACGCTTTTTCAATCTCGACAACGACAACCGACACACCATCACCATCGCTCCGGCACAACATGCTGTGCGCTTCAGCTCCCCCGACACCGCCGAGGTAGACGTGAGCGAAAACCACGACGGATCGGCCACCACCAACGTCCCTATTCACGTCAAATTTTGCCCCTTGGTTGATGCGCTGGACTACCTGGTGAACTCAAGTGGCGCCGCCGACCAATCCATGACACTTCCCACCTCAACTCATCCCGTCCCTCCTCAACTCGCTGAAGCCCGCGCCAACAACATCCACAACCGCGCCTACACCGATGCCTTCTTTGTCTACCTCAGTAGTCGCCTCCGAAACAACTACCAGTTTGTCAATGCGCTCAACTATTATGGTTTAATCACTGGCATTCGACACAACCACAAGATCAACATCGCTAACGATCTAGACGAATTGTGGGAATCCGAGAGCTTCATGGGCGGCCTGGACAATCGGTTCACTATGGACGCCGAACCAATGAAGGACGCCTTCCGTGCTATCCAGGAGCAACTCCGGCACGAATATAACGACCCCAGTGACGCCCCCAAAACACCCTTTTCCATCCAGCCGTTGTCAACTCAGCCTAGCACCTTTGAGATCGAAGAGCTCACTGGCACGCTCGCCGCCACACCCGCCGCACCCACAACACTCATCCACACTTCCCCTCTTGCAGAAGAACTGGAACCATACGAGTTTCCAACGTACGACGCAGTGGATCAGCTGAAACAGGCCACTCTAGAAGATGAAGACGAGGATGGCGACAGCAACCGCACCAGTGTGACTGATCCCGAAGAACTCGCACACCAACACAAGCTTCGACTCCGGAAGAAGCGGAATGCAAAAGGGGGAGAGGGTAAGCGAAGTGGATCGGTGAGCAACAGCGACACCGACGACGAGGCCAGCGACAGCTTTGGTAGCGGGGCCGAGGGCGGATCCGAAGGGTCCGAGACCGACAGCGACGACTCGGATGCCGGTAGTGGAACCGAGGAAACCCCGGTGTGGTGCAACGTTCCCCAAATTGCCTGTGCCGCCATCGTGCAAGAGAGGATGGAGAACACCCTGGAAGAGCTATTGGACGATCCCGACGTCTTGTTCGAGGAGGCCGAGTGGCGGTCGTGCCTCTTTCAGACGATCGCTGCACTGCACGCATACAATGTCGCCTATGATTTCGTCCACAACGATCTGCACGCTGGGAACATCATGGCGATCCCGACCCGGGTGCAGCACCTGTTCTACCGGCACCGAGGCAAGGTGTACAAGGTGCCCACCCACGGCCGCATCTTCAAGATCATCGACTTTGGCCGGGCTACCTACCGCTTCGGCGGACTCACCTTTCTCAATGATTGCTTTGATCCAGACAATGATGCAGCAAATCAGTACAACTGGGATCGGCTGCACGACCCATCCCAACCATCCTGCTCTCCCCACCCCTCTTTCGATTTGTGCCGGTTGGCCTGCGGGCTTTACGACTACTTTGACACCGAAGGTGAGTACGGCGAGGATCCCGACGATACACCCAGCTCAGGGGCTGCTGCCATGATTGCCCGATGGTGCGAAGACGACGGGGGGCGGAACATGCTCTACAAGAAGACCGGTGAGGAGCGTTACCCCGGATTCAAGCTGTATCGGATGATTGCCCGGAAGGTGACCCGGCACGTGCCTGCCGAGGTGTTGGAAGACTCGTGGTTCGATAACTACCGACTGCACCCAAAGAAGGCGAAAAAACTATTGGGCAATGTGGACACGCTGATGGATTTGGATGCGATTAAGCCCGAGTACTACGTCAAGGAATAAATTGAGCCGTCGTTGCTGTATGAAAAGTAATACAATACTGCACCTGCGCAACATGTGGACGTCTATTGTTGCGGAATGGGACAACTACGAGGAGGATGAGCCGAAATTCGACGTGAAAGAGTTTGAGTTTAAGATCGATGCCGTGGACTACGCTATTGAGGCGATGAAGTGCTGCGACAGGAACAGAGCGCGATACGGTTTATGTCATGATCACGCCCGCGCCACACAAACGTCACATGTCGTTACCACTATTGTGGCCCGTTTGTTCGAAGGGACGCTGAGCAAGAGTGAGCTGGTGGCGGCCTATCCGAAGATGAAGTGGAATGTGGGGTACCACGAATGCTAGAACGGGGGATCCTGAACAAAGATGGTGACGTCGGATTGGGTCTTGGCCTTGAGCAAGAGGTGGGCGGCCATGCCGGCGAGGCCAGCAATGATCCCAGTACCCAAGAGCTGGCGTCCCTTGATAGCAAAGAGCGCTACTCGGGGCTTGTTTTCTGAATCACTGGTCAGTCTCTTGCCAACCAGCAGGATGGCAACAAACAGCATTCCAGTCACAAGACCAAATACAAGTACATCTTCCATTTGGAATCGCTAACATAGCGGACGACACAATTGGCAGGGGACGTAACGTGTCAACTCAAAAGGGCGATGTATCGAGATGGAGAGTGGGCAACGGCTTTGCGCCGTTAAGCCCTCCTATGCTGGTGGTGACGTCTTCCAACCCACTGCCACTACCATTGAGTGCAAGAGAGGGGCGTGGGGGGGCAACGGGGCGTGGGGCGGCGCTGGGACGGGGAGCCAGTGTGAGAACATTGGGGGCGGCAGCCGAGGTTGATGGCCGAGTTGACAGCAGATCGTTGGTGGTAACGGCTTCGAGTGGCGTCCCGGCTGGCCGGATTGGCGATGGAGGCACCGGTGGCATTTTGATTTCATTACGGCGGTTGGTGCCCATGTCGAGCACCTCGTTCTTCTCGGCAAAGCCGACCGAGAGCGACCTCGAGGGTTCGTCAACTCCGCCCGCTGCCCCGCCTACTGCGCATGTGACGTCATCAATGACGTCATCATCATCGTCGTCGCCGTCGGCGCCGTCCACAACCGCCGGCGCCAACTCGGGCAACCCGGTCGCCTTGATCCGCTTCACCTCCGATTCCACATCCGCACTTACCTTCTTTCCTCCCCTCTTGCTTTCCTCTGCTTCTCCATCGTCGGCGCTCGCATCTCCGTTGACATTATCTTCCCGAGCTGCCTTGGCCTCCTCCAATGCCGCCAACCGAATCTCTTCGGCCTCGTCGATGTAGGCCCGCAGGATCGTCTCCACCGGCAACGACGATCGCACCACCGTCAACACACACTCCCGCACTATCTTCTCACACTCGTGCATGTTCTGCTGGTGGTCCAGATCGGAGACATCACGCCGAAACAGATAAGCATAGGTCCACATCTTGCGCCCCGTCTCGCAGTAAACCCGGTGGATGAACTGATCGAAATCAGGCGGGTCAATCTCGATTCGCTTAGGTTTGTGTCCCACACGCACCGAAGAGAGAATCCGCAAATGAATGATGTGCACCGCCGTGACCAGATCGGGCAGATAGCCAATCTGGGCCGCCTCGGTAATCCGGTCCACCTCACGCGAAATCAACACCGCATTCCACCCCGGGATCCTCGCCAGCATGTTCTGGAACGTTTTCAGGTACTTTTCGGGTTCGCCCTTTTCCTTGCATACCTTGACAGCCTCGTCAACAATAGAACACACACCCTGCAAGATGGGAGGAGCGACAGCATCAATCAGCTGCAACGTGAACTCATCCTGGGCATGCCGGAAATCGCTCAGCAGATCGTTGCCGCTCCCTCCGTGCTCGCTCTGTTCCAATGCCATGGGCTCTAGCTCCACGCGACATAGCTCAACTCTTAACTTGACCGCGCTCGGTTGCCTGCCTTAACTCGTTCCCGATCATCAGCAACCCCGCTGCTTCATCATGCACCTTGGTTGCGGCAACCATCGCCGCCACCACCACCCGCCACTTCAGCCTCCCTGCCTCTGCCTCACGCTCCAACCACCCCAACACCCCAATCACTGATATCCCCCGCTGTCGCACCCACACCATCGCCTGCCCCGGTCCTAGACCCCTCAACTCACTCACTCCCCACCCCTCTTGCATCCCTGAATCGTTCAGATGCTTTGTCGCAAATAATTGCATCATGGCATCTTGCGGTTCGCATCCAATCGGCACAAACCGAGAGTGCAGCGGCTGGATAATCGACGAAGTGGAGGTGGACATTGCCAGGCACCGGCACTTGTCTTGGTCAATCTCCATCGTCCGGCGTAGCGCAAACTGAGCATCGGGACTAAGCCGATCGAACCGGTACAACACCACCAAGGCTGGCCGGGGATGACGGGGCCCCCGGGTGAACGGCCGCAACACATCCCGAATGGTGGCGATTCCACCATTTGCCTCACACTCTTGCACCATCACATCGCCATCCGAAAAGGAACGACCAATGTGCTGCATAAACTCTTTGAGAGCCAGACTAAGCGTATGTTCGTGTCGACCCACGAACATAAGATGCGGAAACAACTTCCCCATTGACAAGAATGCATTGGCTGTTTCCTCATTCCACACCAACATCGACGGCGGGGATCTGTCAACTCTTCGCTTCTTGTAACTAACTTAGTTGCCACCCGGAATATACGGATTCGAATTGAGCTGGCTCAGGATCTCAGCATAGCTGTTTACATCGGCCCCCGTGCCGCCAAAGGTAGATTTGGTGTGTGTCAGCTGACCCACCTGCCGGGTATCAGCCCCCGTCGGAATCACCGGCGCCATTCCACCCAGATAGTCCTTAACTCCTGGTGTGTTCCGTAGCCGGGTGTCACCCTGCTTGTCGCTCGGCATTGCCAGACCGCCGCCGGTGGTATAGGCCACCTGGAGATCGGCACGGTGGGTCGGCACGTAGGCGTTTTGGGTGGCCTCGCGTGAAACCATGCTCGGGTGGCTGCCCGCACCAATCAGCGGAGGAGTTGACACATCCTGCTTCCTAGGAGCGCCGTAGTCGCTCTCGATCCCCCAACCCATTGCGCCCAGCACAGTACCCGACGCAGGACCGACCTCGCTAGTGAGCGTCGTCTCTCGCAGTGTGGCCTTGGGCTTGTCGCCAAAACGCTGGTAGATGCCCTCGGGACCTGTCGGTGCAATAAGCTGCGAAGCCCCGGTGGTGCCCTCCTTCTTCTGGAGCTTGAAGGTGCCGAGTACCGGCATGATTACTTCACGGGCCAAGCCCATTGCTGCACCATAGAAACTGCTGCCTAGACCACTGCCACGTGCAGTTGGAAGTGCCTTGTCATCGTAACGCTGGACATAACCAGGGGCGCCGTACTGCTGTGCTGGGCCCTGGACCCGGCCACCCATGTCAATGGCCCCTACCCGATGCACGGGATTAGGGGTCTGATCCCGACGTTCTGCAAGAGGAACATTGGTGCCTGCTGGGCCAGGCTGAAGGGCATCCCCCATGCCACGATCCGAGTGCGGCGTGGCGTATTCTTCGCGAGCGGTCACCGCTTCGCCCCACGCACTGCCAGCCACCGGCATCAGGCCTTCGCCGAGCGGCATTGTGCGATCTGGACCTTTTTGGTGTTGTGCGCCAATTTCGGCTCGAACACCGTAGCCCGACTTGCCACCCAGGATCTGCCCTGCGTACGACACCTTGGGCTTGTTGGGAGCCCGCAGCTGATCCACCGTGTAGGGCAGCCAGCTGTTGCGAGCGCCCACACCAGCGTTGTATCCCCCGGCTCCCTCGTTTGTGCCACCACCGAGTCCTAGACCCGGAGCCACACGCTGCTCCTCAAACGGCTTGGCGTTGGCGATTCGCTGCGATGGCACCTGGCGACACTGCAAGAAGTCGGTGTGGCACTGCATGCCGTAGGGAGTGCCATGGTTGGGCGCAGGCTCGAAGAGCGGGGCGCTGCCGCGATGCTGGATGTATTGGCTGCCGGCCCCAGTCATGTGGTCTAGCCGGGCCTCCACCGCCTGGTCTGGCACCGACTGTGTGACATTGGCCCCGAAGAAGGGCTGCATGTTGTTGTGCTCCAGCTCGTCGGCGGTCACCTGTTCTCCGGTAAGCGAGGTGAAGACCCCAGGACGCTGCTGGGCTTGGTTGGAGTGGCGGACGGCCGACCAGTAGTTGTCGGTGGCCTGCTTGTCGGTGTTGTAGTAGTGAAGGTTGTTGTCAGGGGTGACCGGAGTGGCAACAGGGTAGTTGGGTGTGGCGACGTCGAAGGCCTGGAGTGGCTGCGGGACAACCGGGGCTGGCTGGCCACCGCCGTGGTGGGCATATCCGTTGTCGTACGAAGCAGTACCGCTGGCGTGATCTGGAACTTCGACAGTTTCGGGCTCGGCAACCAGTGCCTTTGCCGAGCCGACCATGGCACGGATTTTGTCGGCGAGGGTCATTGCTATTCTCTTGCTACACAATGTCGGGTGACGGCTCGCCGATCACAGCGATCCAAAGGTGTCACGCAAAAAGTTGCGTGAAGGAGTGCCCGCTTGGTGGATAGTCGGGTACACTGGCATGTCGTCGCGTACCGGTGGCCCTGGAGGCATCCCGACCAACGGATTGCGAACATCGCGAGCCGGAAACTCCAGCCGAGCGGCCATGGGCTCGAGGTCAACTCGTTGGCTAGAGCTCACCGGGACCATTTGGGTGTTGAGTACAGCCTGAGCCTGGTGTCCGTACTTGCCTAGAGGGACCTCTAGACTGCGGAGCGACGACTCCACATCGACGGGGAGCAGCCCCTGGGTCGAAAAGGGTCGGCTGGTGCCAAGACCGACACCGCGGCTGCTAGCGGCATCCACAGCAAGATCAGTGGGGCGTGCGTGCATGTAGGATGAGAACTGCCACATGCGCTCGGTGTATTGGGAGAGATCCTCCACGTCTCCCTTCTTGCGGCCTTGAAGCATTGCCATTCTGGGATGTGCTAACCTTCAGGTGGATTAGTTTTTGATCAAGAGCGCTCACCACGGCCGCTTTCCAGCAAAGGCGGCTGCCTGAACAGCAGCGTGCTGTGCCTCGCCCTCCGCCAGCTCCATCAGTACATTCGGCCGCATCACCGCCGATACGTGCTGCTCCAGTCCTTGCTTCCGGATCGCCTCACTCGCTACATGTCCACTGTTGGCCCGAACCGAGCTAATCACACTCCACGCCGACACATCGTCGTTAAAGCCCTGCCGCTGCCGCTGTTGCTGCTGCTCGTAGACCGCCAGACACCGCTGCCGGTTCTGCTCCTGCTCCGTCAAACTTTGCGAGAGGGAAATAGGGGAATGATGCTGGTACCAGCTGCTCATACTGCTGTCGGGAAACCGCAACGTTGCGCTGGGCAGTTGCTGAATGCCGCTCACCCAGCCGCTGTTGGGATCGTCAACTCCGCCGTAGGACATCCGGTAGTGTCTGTTGTTGGACCACAAAAAGCCCAACAACAACACCCCGTAGGGGGCTTGTCGGGGGATTGCATCCCCAATACCCATCCCATCTTCCCCCCCTACAACCCCCCGTAAGGTATAACAACAACCCGTAGGGAACCGCACACTGAGTTAACTAAGCCAGGGTCTACTCGTACGACCCCCGAGTGGACTCGCCGATGCGGCCAAACGATCCGTGCACATCGACTGCGTTGGCCAGCCCCGCCAGTCGCGCCGAATCAGCCGGCGTCATCAGCCCGAGCTCGCGGAATTGCGCCTCGGTAATGTCACCACCGGCCCGCGAGATCCGAGTATGCGGAGCCTGCATCAGATTGCTGGCTGCGTCGGCGTTGTATTGACCCGCCTTAAGCGCCGGAGTAGTGGCAAACAGCCGGGGCTGGTGTGCCCGCTTGTCGCCATCCCGTGCCTGTGTCTTGTCCACCGAGAGCATCGACCACACATCCACATCACCGCCGTGACCACCCGAGCCCCGGATCACCTGCAGCTCAGACACCGATAGCTCGTTCGCCGCTCCAGACACCGCCTGCTTAAAGGGCGTCAGCATGTAGTTGGCCGCCTGCATGTTGGCGTAGTCTTCGAGCTTCATAACCGAATTGTCTGCTCCAAACCGGGCGTTGTTGTTGAGGAAGGAGGCCATTGCCTATGCAAGAGAAATTAGCATGGGATCAGCGATGCGCTGCGACCGCAGCTCGGGCGTGGGTCGTGGCAAACGCCAAGCCATCGTGCCCATCGCGGTGAGCATGAGGATCAATTAGGACATCCTGTCCACTAGTCTTGTACGACTCGTTTGTGCCGTAGGGACCGCCCCTCTTGCGCTTCACAGGCGCCTCACCTGGTCGTACCTTGGGCACTGGCAGACAAAACAGCTCGCCACCTCGGGTGCAGTTTCCCACATCGCTGTAGCAAAACTCGGCAAACCCGGTCTGGTCGTTCGGCATAGTGGTCGCTGGCATTGCGTTGAAAACCCGGAGCGAATCGGCCAGGTCGATCTCGCCTCCCAGATCGGCATAGAGCCGCGACCGGGTGGTGTCGTCCTTGGTGGTTTCATCGTCGCTCAGCATCCCAGTCCCAGCCACATCCTGAATCACTGCGTCGTTAATTCGCTTCTCCACCTTTCGGTTGAAGGCCGGCGCCGCCGGTGGGATGTTGCCGTATTCGCCACCATCTGGTGGCAACACATTCATGAACGGATTGGTGTCTGTCGGCAGTGTGAACGGCTTGGCATAGGCGGCGCTCGGCTGCGGCCTGAATGGAGTGCCGGCCTCGGTCGCCGACGTCTCGTAGTTGACCGGTTCTCCGCTACGGGACGTGATCGACGACTGGCGCACCGGATCCAACCGCTGAACCATTCCCTCTCGCTCCCGGATCTTGAGCATTAGCACCGCAAACATCGCCGCACACGCCATGATCGTCGCCGAAATTGCCGATCCATCCGTGATGAACAGATAGACCACCAGCCACACGGCGATACCTGCTACCAAAATGAATGCAAGAGGTTGCATGGGGCTATCTTACTCACCGCTTTTTCCTTCCTCCACACTTCTTACCCCCCTTCTTGCGAGGCGCGCTCCGTTGCTGTGGCTGCTCCGACAACCACTCGTTTGCGTCTCCGCCACCGACACCAACACCGCCGCCACCGCCAACACCATCGGAACCCGCCGCCACCCCTGCACTCTCATCCCCACCTTCCCCTCTTGCATAACTATTGGCAGCTGCAGCCTGTGCCGCCGCCATTTCGGCACGTTTTGCCGCTAACTTGGCTTGCAACCGCTCTCGGGTTTTGGCCTTGCCAATCCGCTGACTGAGCGCTGCCTTTGTGGCCGCTTGCGACGCCTTGGAACCGGCTGCTCCACCAAACATTTGCCGCAGCCGCTCAGCCCCGGGCACCTCCTTCAGCTTGCCTACCACCTCGGCCGCTTCCTCCAGCAACTCGCTCTCCTTCACCTCACCTGAGGCGATCTTCTCCTGGAGCTTGTTGCCAATCTTCTTGACCAACTTGATCATCCGCATCGGATCCTTCAGCAGCTCCATCACCTCTTTTTGCGTGGCGTTGCGAGACAACCCAAGATCGCCCCCCACCTCTTCGGCAATCTCAGTCGCCAGCTGTCCTAGGCTCCCGCCCATCAGCCCCGAAATGTGCTCGGTGAACTGACTGGCAGCTGCCTCGGCATTTTCCGGTGTTGTCTCCTCGCCCGTCTCCAGATCTGCAAATGCCGTCTCCAGTTGCTCTTGCAGTTGTTCAGGTGTGATCGCCTCAAAGAGCGAAGCGCTGTCGCCAAACTGCGACTTGTCGCTGATCTTTGGAATGAGGTTAAACATTACCAACTGGAGGTGTCGCCAGATGGCCTCCTGAGTGCCCTCGGACAACTTCTCCGCAATCTTCCACACCTGCCGAAAGTCAACTCCCGGCAAAAAATCGAGCGGCTTGGTAGCCTCTGCGAACACTGCTTCGTTCTTCTGCAAGAGGTAGAAGAAGGAACGAGCATAGTGTGGTGCGGTGGCGGTGATGAACTGCTCTTCGGTCAGTCCAGGGATTGGCGTCAGGGCGTCAGCAAGTTCGGGGAACGTCGGGAGCAAGTCAGTTACAAAGTTTCTGACCAGTTCCATCAGCGAATGCTCCCCTGCCTCTGCATCTGTCGGTGCTGCCCCTGCCTCTGCTCCTGTTACAACTGCTGTTGGAGATGCGGATGTCTCTTGGGGAGCATCTACTTCGTTCGACATTACCTAACCGCATCTGCGGTATCCTAATTCCATTTTGAACCCATCGGCGAAGACGCCTTCTCGGCCTGGTACATGTTCGCCAGCTTTGTCAGCAATTGCACATACTTCATGGTCTTTTGCTGATTGCTGGGCGATAGGTAGATGGCGCACTTGCGGATGCGTTCGCAGGCATCCAGCCACGAGGCATCCCGGTCCTTGAGATCGTCGCCGTAGTCTCGGCTGATGAATTCCTGAATGTTGCCGGTCTGAATGTCCTCGGCGTAGCGTTGGGCATACTCTTGCCACATCTTGACCGCAATTGCTGGGGTCAGTTTGAGGGTGAGCTTGAGCGCCTTGAGCGCTTGCTGGGCTTCGGTGGCATCTTCGGGCTTGAGCACAAGAGAAATGTCCTCGATAAACTTGACCAATTGGGCATTGAATGCTCCAAGAAGTGACGCCATTGTTTTGAAGTTGAAGGTGATCGTCTAAGATGATTCCTGGGCGCAGTAGGTGGGAGGCGGAGCCAACTGCGGGGGGTCGTAGGGGGGTGCAACCCCCTACCCTACACTTTTTGTGGCGGCGGAGGACCCGCACCCGGCGGTGGCTGCGACGGCATCGATATCCCCGCATCCCGCTGCGCAATGTAGGCGTCGTAGTCGGCCGAAGTCACCTTTTCCCCAGTACCACCCCCGCTGTCCCCCTCTTGCGCCGTCGGGATCTTCGGGTTGTCGTGGATCCCGGCATAGTGACTTGGGACATCGGTTCGCCCTGTGCCCTTAGCAAGCAGCGCCTGTGGATCATCGCCCACAAAGCTGAAGGTGGTGCTAGTGCCGCTGCTGATGTCGGTATAGGCCATTGGTTCCTTCTCGGCGCCGGTGGCAGCTCGGGCTGCCCGCTCCGCCTCAGCTGCCAGCCGCTTCCCAACCTCGGATCCCATGTAGATGTTCTTATCGCGAATGTCCAGCAGCGCGGGCACAGCCGTCACTCCCGGTGGGATCAGCACCTGGCTGCCGTTGTCGAGGACCGCCATCAGCTGTTCGCCCCGGCGCACTTGCTGATCCACCGGGACAAACCTAAGCTTGTCCGAAATGCCCTGCTTCGCCACCTGCCGAAGCAACTGCTGTGAGTGTTGGCACGTCTTGCCGTAGTAAAGCACACCAAACATCGGGTTCGCTCTGGACATTGGTTTCCCTACTTGTAGCGACAAGGTCGTCAAATTGACCTGGACGCATTCTCTTGGCGACAGACAGCACATCATGGCACTCTCGCCTGAATCCGCTGCCGCCGCAGCCCCGAACACCGCTTTCGTCTCAGCCTCTTCTGCCCCGGTCCAGCTGGCACAACGACCACACTTGACAGACTTCAAAAAGATCGATGGCACCCAACACTTCACGCTATCAGGCGTGGACGTTTCGGTTGCCAATGCAATCCGGCGTACCATCCTAGGCCGCATCCCAACACTCGGGATCGTAGGCTTCCCTGAAATAGAAACCAGCGTAAAGATCGACCTCAACACGACACCATTCCACAACGAGATCATCAAGCAGCGACTTGAATGTATTCCATTTGGAGTGGATCCGTTGCGGGACCCTGCTGCGGCGGATCAGCTGGCCGACACGCTCGAGGTGCGGCTTAACATCCGGAACGACGATCCGTCAAAGGTCCGCCTCGTGACTACCGCCGATCTGGAGCTTTGGGATATCCAGGCAAATAAGCCGTTCAGTCCCGAGCAAAAGTCGCAGCTGTTGCCTGCGGATCCCATCACCGGTGACCACGAGCTGCTGGTGGTGCTTCGGCCACCGGTCGGCAGCCAGCCCGGAGATGCCCTCAAGCTCACTGCCACACTTCGAGAGGTGACGGCGCACGATTCGTCGGCGTACGCACTGGCATCCACCTGTGCCTATGGCAAGACCGAGAACAAGGAGGCCAAGGAGCGTGAATGGGCCGATGTGGCGGGGCCGACCCCGAGCACCGACCCGATGGTCCGCACCCTTTGGGAAGAGCAGGTGGGACGACGCTTCAAGTTGGAAAACTCGTACGACTGGCAGCTGCGATCTATCGGATGGATCACCGAGGGTCGGCTCTTGGTGCGGGCCATCGAGATTGTGCAACGTGAGCTAAGCAAGATCGCGGAAAAGGGCGAAGCTGGCAACCTGAATGTCACCAAGGTCAAGGACACCCTGGCGCCACACACCTTTGATGTGGAGATTGTCGGCGACACCTACACTCTTGGGCACCTGCTGCGGCACCAGCTGTACGATTCGGTGACCCATCCCACTGGCCTGCTCCGGCTGATCGGCTTTGACAAGCACCACGCCCACGACAAGAACGGAGTGCTGCGGATGGTCTTTCGGAACGATGCATCGGCGGTCAACGCTAGCCACCTGACGGCTCGGGCGGCACGAGAGGTCATCGCTGTATTCCAGGAGTTGCTGCCGCAGGCACAAAAGCTAGAGGCATCGCAAGCACCCAAGCCCGCAGCTGCCGCCGCAAAGTGAACAACCGACGACCCCCCGAAATGCAAGAGGAGGAAAGGGGATGAAGAAAAAGACTGAGCAAGGATAGAAGGATGGAACCTTCCTTTTCCATTGAGGTCGGTAGTGTCGTTCAGTTGGTTCGGGATGATGACGCGGTGGACGGACCCTACCTTGTCAACTACCTCTCGCCAACCCAGCTGGTTCTCGCCGATCCCGGGGGCAAGCGGACGCTGCCGATTAGCAATGGAGAAATCTCGGCGCCACCGGGAGTTAAGACCCTCCGGATCATCTACACCCCCAAGACTCCGGGCTACATTGCCCTCATCGGTGCCAAAGTCGGCGACACGCTAGACATGAGTCTTGCCGACAACTCGATTGTGCAGGCCAAGGTGCTCTCGGTCGCCAACGACATGCTCGAGGTGCAGGTGGGTGATAAGAAACTCTATCTGGACTTTGCTTATCGGGGGATCGACCCATCGTGGGGCATCCATGCCATCCGGGTGGCCAAGTCAACCACGCCTGCTGGCACGCCGCCGCCGCCAGCCCCTGTCCCATCCACCCCCGCAGCTACCCCGCTCTCAACTCCCCCCTCCCCCCCTCTTGCAGACGAGGACGATGAGGCCGAAGCAGCCGCGGCTGCAGGCGAGGTTGCACCACCTGAGGAGGATCTGGACGCCTTTGAACAGGCCCTCGAAGAAGGCACTCTTATCGGCGATCTGGCCGCCGCCACCGTACGCCCACCACTTCGGCTTACCAACGTGCAGCAAGACATTGTCCGCGCTGACAAGATTCGCTTCCTCGGCGATCTCGGCGAGGTGCAGCAAAAAGTAGCGGTGGGCGAAGACGAACAGCGATATACGCTGGAGCACCAGGTACAGGATCTGCTGGATGCAATGCTGGGCGAGCACCCAAGCAACCCAGACCCCCGTGTGCTTCACCGCATCCAAAACATCATCAATCGCTTTCGGGTGCTGTACCAAGATCACACACGCATCGGTGGAAATGGAGTGGCATTGGGCCCCGAGCCCATCCAACCTACCCCTTTCCCTCTTGCAGCTGCTCTGTCCGATCCCGAGTTCTCTACCTACTGGCTGTTGCCTACGACCGTGGCTGCCAAGAAATTCTACGACACTGAAGGCGCTGATGAGGTGGGGGGAGTTGAGTTTCAGCGAGAGCTGATCATCGAGGCACAGAACGATGCCGAAGCCAGTGCCCAGCGGAACGAGCCACCTTACCCCAAGGGGCGGGTGGCCGGCACCATCATGGCAGCACAGCCGTACCTGGAGCCGTACGCACCAGAGTTGGATCGCGACGAAGACGAAGACGACGGCGAAGGCGTTCCAGTACCGCTGCCAAAGCCTGCCACTCAGGTAGTGGTGACCACCGGGACGAACGAGACGTACGCAGTTAAGGAGGGACAGCTGGCGGTGGTGCCGATGATGACGTGGCGGGCAACCCCCACTGGCGAATACGGCACCCAGGTGCCAGCGCCGCTTGGCGAGACGATTGTCAAGCAGTTCCCAACTGGGCCCGAGAAGCAGGTGGAGCGCACGGGGTATTTGTCGTTGGGTCTGGGAGGTGCAGAGCTGGCCCGCCGTTTGCACGGCAACGTCTATGACCGGGCGGTACTTGGTATTTCGACACAGCCGTACGCGGCTCGAATCAAGAAACTGGCCGAGGCCGGCAAGCAGGCGACCGACGGCGCACTCCCCGACGCTGGTGCGATTCCATTCCGTTCCATGATTGAGTCGTACGATGTCTACCTGAACAAGCTGGCGCCCAAGGCTGAGGAGTTGGTGAATATGCTGTATCGCCAAGAGCCAGGGCCAACGAACCTGCCGGCGGCGCAGCGGGCTCTCGCCCCCTTTGGGGCGCACATCATGAGGTTACCATTCCATGCCAACCTGGTGCTGCGGCTCAGGATGCAAGAGGCGATCGGAAAGATCAAGGCTGAGGAAGCACAGCGGCTGGCAGCCAATCAGCGCTACGCCAACATCCGGTCCCAAGCATTCAAGCGTTATGTGTTGGGTGACATGCTAGCCCCCGAAGTGCCCAAGCAGTACCGACTGCGCCACAACACACTGCCTCTGGAGGCAATAGCTCAGGTCTTGCATATAGACCAAGGTGCAGTGTATTACTACGACGTTGCGCTCACGCAGAAGGATGCCTCGCTGTCGCGGGCAATCTCGGAGCTGGCGCAAGAGGGCATGCCTCTTCAGCCGCACACACCAGATGGTGTCCCGCCACAGAAGGACCAGCCAGAGGTTCATGGATGCAGCCTGGGACAGGTCGCAAAGCACTATGCCACTGAGACTGCCATGAAAGCTGATCTTCAAAAGGCGCTCACAGGTGGGCTCGTGTTTGATGCCGAGCTGGATCCTACGCGAAAGGATGTACTGGAGGCTGTCCCGCGGCCGCCGGGCATGGAAGACACTGAGTACATCGAAATGTTGGTGGAATACCTGACCAAGGAGAACGGGCTCCGGGAGGGAGTGGCCCGGACCGAGGCCGAGTCGCTAGTAGGCGACGGCCGCAAGGTGCAGGTGGGTGACTACGTGACCGTTGGTCCACTCCGAACCGTGTACCGACTGGGTCCCGGTGAGTGGATTGGCAACGAGTCGGCATCTTCCACCGGCGACGGCAAGAAGGTGTGCGCGGAGAAGTTGGAGTGCATTCCAGGCAGAGGCGAGTGTGATTCAAGCGAGCAGATGCAGAACGAGGCCTTCGTGAGCTACCTCCAGAACGAGGCCAGCAAGATGATGTCACGCCCGGGCGAACGTGAAAACTACGGCGCAGAAGCGCTCCGCATGCTGCCGCGGCTGATTGAGTTTGCCTGGGAGCGCCAGACGAAGGGAGCCGGCGATCTGGCCGCAGTAGGCAAGAGCGATGAAGAGGCTGTTCAATCACCCCACATGCCCCTCTTGCAAGCCATCCTGGCCCAGAGCGACCTGGCGATTAAGCAGAGCGATCTGCTTCAGTTTAAGAAGCAATTCACATTGCCGGGGCCTACCGAGTGGGTCCTCGTCTGCAAGGACACCAACGTACCGATCTACCCAACCTTCCTGAGCGAGCTGGCCGATGCTTACCAACGTGGAGAGTACGCAAATGCACTGGAAAAGGTGTGTGCCACTCGGGGGGTACTATCGGAAATGGGCGACATGTGGGTGGACAAGTACAGCGGAATGACGATCAAGGTCATCGACTACGTGGTGGACCCCGAGACCGCCGCTGATGCGTTGCCAGAGCCCCCGGTGGCGCTGCTGGCAGGGATGATTACCGAGGATGGCCCCGAGTCCACATCGGAGGAAGCGGACATTGCCCGGCAGGCAGTCAAGGGTGTGGGTTCAGCTCTAGGGATCGAACTGAACGATGAACAGATGGAGTTTGTGCAATCGCAGGTGGTAATTGGGTTGGCGGCCCGGCTGCCAAGCCGCACCGACTACGAAGCCCGTCGCGAGCGGATGCGGACTCAAAAGAACAAGACACTGCCATCGTACGACTTTATCTCCGAAAACATGACGGTGCAACTGGCGCTGTGCGGATTCATCGTGGCGGTGCAAACCGCAGAGCGACCGACCAAGGCAAAGCGGTTCATCCCTGGGTGTCCACGAACGCTGCTGGGATTCCCGCTCAATCCGGATATCAAGGAGGACACGGCAGCTCGAACGGTGGCCTGTGTGGTCAACCGCATTAAGACCGATAATCAGCCGTGGACAACATTGGAAAAGACTGGCGAACAGGCGCTGACCAAGCAGCTGATGAAGTTCTTAGCGCTAATGTCGGAGACGCCGAGTGTGGCGGGACTGCTGGAAACCCGCCGAGCTGCGCCGGTAGAAGCGGATGAGCAAGAGGAAGAGAGTGTGGTGGTTGGAGCGTGGCCAGGATACTTGCCGCCCCTTGACCCTCCTCGACGTGGTGACCAGCGAGTTGAGTCTGACCGGTTCCGGCCCGACTACGTAGACCACCTGTCAACTGGTTGGGCAGCCATGAAGCCGGGGTTCACTCTCCAAGCCGAGGAGCGAAAGATGATTAAAACGAGTGAACCACAACTCAAGACGATCAATGGTGTGCCATACACCAATAATGCATGTTGCGCAGGTCGGAGTCTGCGGCCAAAGGACACACCGCAGATGGTGCGGCTGGCGGATGCTCTGGGGCGGCGGACGCTCAATTGGCGCCGGTGTGCGCGCTCGCCGGCCTTTGTGCTGACCAAGGACACCAAGCCCGTCTACCCACCCATCTCGCAAGAGGATGACGAAGAGACTAAAGAGCTGGTGATCCATCGCTATTGTGGCGGAGACCCGAGCCAGTCGGCGTCGGCGTTGGCGGAGTGCCCGGGGGCGGACCAAAGCCGCCGGGTGGGATCGATGCGGGTCCGAGTTGACGAGGTGTTGGCAGCAGTTTTCCGGGCTTCGGCGGTGCCCGACCCCGAGCCAGCGATTGTGCCGCGACCAGATCCTCAGGGCTTCCAGGATCGTGCCTTAGCCTTTGCTCTGGCTAAACTCTGTGTGGAACTAACCACTACGGCAGCGGGTGACCGAGCGCTCCTCGACGGAGCGATGCAGCTCCGGGATTCGGCTGAGTTAGCGGTGCGCATTAAGATCGAAAAGACCAAGATGACGTCCGCATTACGCCAGAACACGCTCCATTCAATCCAGGCAATCACCCGACTGAACGACGTGGACGACCTGATTGCCGCCACTGAATGGGTCTCGCGCACCTGGCCATCGGTCATCACCGAAGAGCTGTCGGCAACTCCGCCAGTCCCGCCTCGGCACTGGGGTCTCAGTCGTCGCCACCAGCAAGACGTCATGAAGCTGTGGACCAAGCAGATCGAGGCGTTTGTGCCGTTCTACGGCAACGAACCACTCCGTCCGCTGCTCCTCGGTTCACTCGCCACCCCCTCTCTTGCAAAAATGTTGTCCCATACCGCCGAGGCGCTTCGGGTGCGAATCGGGCGCAACCCCGGCGATCCGCTGACCAATGTGTTGGTGGTGCTGGCACAGACCGGGTTGCTCATCGCCTTTGATCTTGGGCGTTTTGTGGCTGAGGGTGTGGCGTTGCCGAAGCAGCTGGGGGCGTTGTTGTTGGTCTTTGCGCAGATGGCTGGGACCCAGATCACCTCAACTCGGAAGGCGTTAGAGAGCATGCGTCGTCGGCTCCTGGTGGCCAAGGAGAAGGAAAAAGATCAAATCACCAATTTTCTGAAGAACATGACGGACGAACAACGGGAGATTGAGAATCTGATGAAAAACAACAAGCTGGGCAAGTGGGCCAAAGGGCAGAGCAAGGAGCTGTATTCGTACACGAAAGAGTCGTACGATGCGGAGATGGCGGAATTGGAGGCGCGAGAGGCAAATGATGTGCAGCTGCAGGACGCACTGGGACGGGTGCGAGTGGGTGCCGAGATCGACGAGTTGCTCAACGACCCGGATGTAGCCGAGGCGATGGACATGTCGGTGTTGGCCGAGGATGACGACTTCGGCGATCGGGACGGCGATGAGGCTTTCTGAGCGTATGCTAGCAGTCTCCGATGCTCTCCCGCGACAACATCATGCTGACAGCGGTAGCCATGTTTGCATTTCTGTACGCAGCGTTGGTCTACTGGCGACCGGCGGCGGTGTTCGATGCCAAGGGAAACATGCGACCCTTTGGCATCGGACGGCCTGAGACAACGGTGGTGCCGTTGTGGCTCTGTGTGGTGATGTTGGCGGTGTTGAGCTACGCTGCGGCGAAGCGGATGGCCTAGGGTGGGGGACTTGCAGTCCCCCTACAACCCCCCTGGCTGAGTTAATGAGTATGAGTAGGGGACATTTGGATGGGTTCTGGGGACATTTGGATGAGTTCTGGGGGATGAAATCCCCCGAAGAGTCCCCGAGCAGTCCCCCTACGACCCCCCTGGCTAAGTTGACGATGGAGCTGCGCCCCCTGACCGAGTTAATGAGCATGTGTGTAGGTGGGCTCGGGAGCTACCGGCTTGTTAAGTGCCGCCAGGCTCTCATCAATCGCCCTCCCCTGCACTTCTTGCGGAGTTTCGCAAGTTTTGCGGAGCACTATCAGAGTGGCGGCGGCACTGCACGTCAAGATATAGCCATAGACGAAGAGCGGCTCAGCAAAAGTTGCAAGAGCAGCGGTGATGGGTTGGTTGTAGACCAGCTCCCGGAAGCCAAGGAGCATCACCACCAGCGACCACAGCAGCATTCCGCCGGCAGGCACTGCGGCCGAGGCCGCCATTGTGGGCCAATGCATCTTGGTGGGGCATGCCAGCTTCCCTGCGGCCATGTTCGCCACCAGCTGGATTCCATAGATTGCAAGAGCAGGGAGAAGAAAAAAGGCAGCAAAGAGGAGGCTAAATTCGGTGGTGGTGCACTGCTGCTGAATACAGCGATTGACATAGCTATGGACGTTGTGGAGGCCCGAGTTGACGATGAAGAAGGCGGCGGTCGGGGCAGCGACAAAGCTGGCGCCAATCCAGTTGGGCGCAGTGCCCAAGATGGCAATGAGCGTGACGATGATGATCGCAACGATCGCGACCCTCCCTGCCTGTGGTATTTGGGCCATTGTCTAACGTAAGAATGCGATGTTTTTGCCTTTGCAATACACAGATCTCAAGTAGACCATGCCATCCACCACTGCCACCGCCGCTGTCCGCAAACCTTTGCTGGTCGAGCCCGGGACCACCGAGTTGCTCGGTGAGGCGCTGCAAGAGTGTCACCGCCGACGGCACGAGGCGCTGTCGTTGACGGTGAATGTGGCTCTGTGTTTAGGCCTCATTCTTCTGGCGTGGACGATCCTCACGTATCGTCAGCGACACCGAGTTGATCCAGCGGTCAAGCAAAAGCAGCGGGTGGTAGCGCAGAGCAACCTGTTTGCTATGCTGAGTCGCTACGACCGACGGCTGCACAATGTGGGAGTATGGTAGACAGCGATGTACGAAGTGCCTAGGGTCGCTCTGATCAAGGCCGTCGAAGAGGGTAAGCAGATTGCGGCCGAGATCATCCAGCTCCAGCTGATGCTGGCCAACAAATACTTAACCAAGGACTATGTAGCTGAGATGTACGAGAGTTTGCTCCAACGAGTTGACGCTATCCAAGGCCGGGCCGAGTTGGCGCAGCAAAAGGTGCGAGAGCTGGGACCGCCGTCATTGGGTCCGCTGCCAGACGCAGCGATGCGGGGGCTGGCCGAGCTGCGGGTGTTATCCGCCGAGCTCCGGGATGGGAAGGAACCAAAGAAGGTGCAAGACGAGATGGTGCGAATCAGTGGCACGTTGGTGGGGCCGGCGATGACCCAGTGGTTTGAGCGTGGTGTGGGCAAGTACAATATGGTCAACGATGCCGAGGCGAGCGGAAAAACGCTGTGTTCGCAAGTGGTTCGCTTCGCAGCGCTGGGGCCTCGGGATGAGGGAATTGACGCAGCCGGAGTTGACATGCCCAAGCTCGACCGGGTCTCGACGCCAAGGGCCCACCCGTACCTCAGGTCAACTCCACAGCAAACATCCCCAACGCCCAATCGCGATTCGCCCCGGTCGCCGTTGAGTCCATACCAACCATCATCTCCGTCGGGTTCGTACCAACCATCGTCGCACACTGCCAGGGGACTCACAGATCTGTCATACGTGCCGTCGTCACCAAGCTATCCGCCCGACGCGACATTAGCACCGAGCTCTACGCAGATCGAGTACGAGCTGGTGTCGGACGACAGAGCAGCGGCTTTGATGGCTGAGGCGTATGATCCGGACGCTTCCGATTTCGAATACCAGCCAACCGAACCCTTTTAGCCTGTCGCTGAATAGTCACCCACGAGAATAGGAATCCGAATGTGGAACTGGGAACTACTGCTGGCGGGACTCGCTGGTTTCGTCGTCGGCATGATGCTCAACCTCATGGTGCCAATCGGGGTCCGAAAGGCCAAGGTCTTTCCCACACCGGCCAACGTCAACTCGTTGCTCTACCAAGACACCGCAGGAGTCTGCTTCAAACCCGAGGTGGACGATACCGAGTGTGTCCCGGGTGCCCAGCCTATCCCCGTGCAGGCCTAACTCAGACTTCCTGGACCTCAACTCCCGCAGTTGCCCCAGCAACCGCTGCCGCAGCCGCCTGCTTGCAGCCCCGATGCCGGGCGCACCACTTTCCCCCAGACACAGCCCGATCCCCACACTGCTGCCCCACCCGCTTCCCTCTTGCAAACACGTACACACACGGCGACGCAGCGGCAGCCGCAGCCGCTTTTTCACAAATTTGGTGCCGCTTACATCGTGTCTCTCCACACATCACCTTTGCCCCACACACCTGCCCCTCCCGTTTCCCTCTTGCAAAAACGTGTACGCACGGCGACATCGCCAGCGACCACTTGATCGGTGAGTTCACATTCGCTGTCACTGGATAGCCTTCACAGGGGGAAAGCAACCCTTTGTGAATGACATTGCAGTACGGACATTTCATCGAGTAATCCCCCACCCTCGGCCAATCGTTGCTTCGCATTTGCCTCTTTTGCCGCTCCACCTCGGCATAGATGTGAGCGTAGTTAAAGCTATGCCCGCACGGCAGCTTTACTCGCTGTTTCCCCAGGGGCTCATGCGAAATCAGGCACCGGTCATCATCCCCTTTGTCCCCACTTTTGTTATCCTGCAGCTCCGGTTCAAGCAGGAAGCTAGCGAGCATGTCCTGAAAGGAGAGCTGGGGCTCATCAATGTCCGCCGCAGGCCCAGCAGCCGCATCGACCGGTGCACTCACCATGTTCGTCAGCAACCCGTCTATCGATCCCATATCGACCGCCTCTGCTCATCTCACAATGATTGGCTCTAGGCACCCTTGAGTTCGGGGGATTAGCAATCTTGCTGCGCATAACACAGGACAATGGGATGTCGCAAATGTGCTGAGCGACGCCGTGCCGAAGCAGCCGCCAAGGCACGGGCGGCAGAAGAAAAGTCACGAGCGGCCAAGGCGGATGCGCTCAAGGCCTACGAAGAGGCCAGCGCCTGGCACCGATGGGGGTGGCGCTTCATCCACCGGTTTTCTCTTGCACTCCCAGCTGGGGCTCTGGATCCAAAGGCGATTCAGCATATGCGTCGGGTGGTTCAGCTGTTCATCGAGGTGCTTCCATGCGAGGACTGCCGGGGTCACGCCACCAAGTTTTTAGCATCGGGGCCCGCGCCTCGGCTCGGTCGGGTGCAGACGGGGCACGCTGTGGCGGTGTTGTTCTACGAGCTACACAACAACGTCAGGATGCGGCAGAACAAGCCGCAGCCTGGAATCGAAATCCTGCAAGAGTATCGCAACGTGAACCTGCGAAACGCCTTCAACGAATACTCAAAGGCGGCGGAACGTGAGCCACCAATCCCGCGCGCAGCACTGAATGCGATGGACACCCACCTCAAGGCACTGGGCCTCTGAGCGGCTTAACTCAGTTGCTCGGCGCCGAGCCGCCGATGGTGCACGAGAGCACCTGCTTCCGAGGGGCAGTGCAGACGACGTTGTCGGATGCAAGAGGGGCAAAGTAGAGACTGGTTGGGGAGGCAGCACCTACGATGGCGCCCCACGACATTCCGAGTATGGTGCCAGCCAGAATGGTGGCAGCGCTGCTCCACGGACCTGCACAGGTCTGGCCGTTATACTTGGTGTTCCAGGTCCAGCCCGTGAGCACCCAGGCGAGCGCAATCCCGACCCACACAAACGGATTGAACGGGGTGCCACCGGCCTTGGACCATTGACTGGACGACCATGCAAGGTAGGCGGTCACCCACGCCATGAAAAAGGCGTTGGCCCGTGGAATGAGCCCGGTGGTGATGTAAGGGAGCATCAGGGTATTGCAGCCGTAGGCGCCTCGGGTGGCTGCATCCAATAGCCCAGCCCGGAGCCGGTCGGCAATCCCGCCGCTAGCCTCAGGGTCACCCCCGGCAGCCCCAGCTACTTGCCTCTGCAAGAGAGTGAGGGTGATCTGGAGGAACGAGGCAAAGAGCAGCGAGCTTAAAACTAGACCCGCAAACATCACTGGGGCTCGCAGATTGCGCTGTACAACGGACACTGCAATCGCCGCAACCACAATTGTAAAGGGAACGAATGAGGCCGAGAAGCCTAGAAACTGCGCAAAAGCCATTGCTGGGGTAGCTGCTTATTGGTCAGCTTTTTCTCAGCAGTCGTCCTTATCGTCCCCGTCATCGTCCGTGTCCAGGTCTTCGGTTACCATTCCATGATCCAGAATGAGTTTAGCCGCCTCGGCCGCTGTGTCTACCAAATGAATGTCAATCTCCTTCAGCGCCTTCCAATCGGCATAGTGCTTTCGAAAGCGATCCACCTCGCGTTGGTTGCGAGAGGGGAGGACAAAGTTGCGACAGCCCGACTCGTAGCCTCCAGTGATTTTCATGTCGATGCCGCCAATCTCCATCGCCCGGCCCTGGAGCGACACCTCACCGGTCACCGCCCAATCGGTGCGGGCCGGCACCTTGGTCAACAAGCTCATCACCGCAATGTAGGTGGCAACGCCGGCCGATGGTCCGTCCTTGGGAGTTGCTCCATCCGGAAAGTGAACGTGAATCGCCTTTTGGCCTGTGGCATCCTGATCCTTTTCGATTCGCTGCCGGTCTTGCTGATCGAGCGCCGACCACACCAAGTTAATGGCGACGGTGACACTTTCTCGCATAGTGTCCCCCGGTAGCCCGGTAATTTTGGGTTCCAGCAGAGTTGAGCCAAAGGCCCACGTGGCCTCGATGGGCAGCATTCCGCCTCGGCCCATTGAGCTGGCCCACAACCCAGCCACCACCCCCAACGTCCCCTCTCTTGCAAGAAGGGGGTGCAGCATCTTTGGCACCTCGCAAAGCAACTCATCCACCAGGTCGGGAGTTAACACATCCGGCGTGGGACTGCCCTCGAGCGCCTGGAGGTTAATCTCACCCACACAGGTCCGTAGGTGCTCCGAGAGCCGCCGCATCCCGGCCTCGCTCGTGTAGCTGGTGGCAATGTGCTCGATCGATTCCACCGGAATGTCCGGTACCTTTCCCAGTTTATGCTCCTTTTCCAGTTCGGGAATCACAAACCGCTTGCTGATAGCCACCTTGTCGCCGAGGGACAGCGGCTCGAACCTGATGCGGTGGATCCGGTCAAGCAAGATTCGGTCGATGGATGAAGGATCGTTGTACGAAAAGACGAAAAGCACTTTGGACAAATCGATCGGCACCCCCGAAAAATACTTGTCATTGAAAGCCTCGTTCTGGGTTGGATCGGTGATGTGGGTTAAGATTCCAATGATTTCCTTTCCGTGTTCGGTTCGGCTGACTTTGTCGAGCTCATCGATGTAGATGATAGGATTCATGCACTCGGCGTTCATCAGGCAGTCCACGATCCGACCCCAGGTGGACCCTACGTAGGTGTAGCTGTGGCCGTCCAGGTAGCTCCCGTTGGTTGCCCCGCCCAGTGCCAGGAAGCAAAAAGGGCGTGACTTGCCGTTGGCGTCCTTGAGGCAATTGGCTAGCCCTCGCTTGGCCAGGCTGGTTTTCCCCACCCCCGGCGGTCCCTCAAATCCAAAGCAGTAACCATTTTGTTCGCCCGCCATCCACTGCCCCACCACTCGTGCAACCGCCCGCTTTGCCTGCCGGTGGCCGTGGGTCGCCTCGTCCAGCTGCTCCATCACTCGCTGCGCAGTTTGTTCAGCTTCGGTGTTGGCCTCGATAGCCCGGGTCAAAGTCCGTGTAGCTAGCGCCACGTCGGGTGGAATCCCCGGCACACCGGTGGGCAACGGCTGTATCCGCATTTGCCGCTGCACAATCCCCTCGGTCAGTGCCCGAACCACCGCCTCCTTGCCCCCCGTCTTTCCTGGCACGACCAGGTTCAAATTTCTTCCCATCTGCGCCAGCGCCTCGTGGGTCCGCCGCTTCAGCTTGGAGGTGAGGGTCCGTTGGGCCTGGCGCATCTGCGAGTTAACTGCCCCCCGGACTTCTTCCAATGAGTTGAGTTGGGGCCGATCGATAATCCTCGCTGTGCTCTCCACCGCCTTGTTCACCTCTTGCAGCAATTGGAGACACGGCTCTTCGCGGATGTCGCCAAAGGGAATCCTGATCAGCCCTTCCAGGTATTGTCGGGCCTTTGCACCAGTTTCGTCTGACTTTGCCTTGACTTCCCGCAGCTTCTGCATCGCCTTGTCCTTGACCCACTGCGGCACTTTCATCAGTGTGATCCGTTGTTCGAGTGGAATCCGGCTATCACCGCTGTTGTGGTCCCCCGAGTTAAGCGACAGCACCTTCCGAACCAGCCGTCGGGCGGCCCACGGCAGCGAGCCGTGGATGAGCGCTTGGTCGCTGATGCCGGCTCCGCCGCTCCCCTGGTCGCTCGCCAGCAAATCGTACAGCAACTGAGCCAGACACAAGTAGTCCGACTTGTTGCTGAGTGCCAGCAGGTTGAGTAGGATCTTCCGGCGGCCAAAGAGGTCGGCGCTCATGAACTCGTGGCCAATGGCGCTCAGCTGCTGCTTCCGGAGTTTTTCGCTGCTGGCGATGGCGCCGCTGAGGTGCACGGTAAGCTCCTGGAGGTTGTAGACCAGGCAATCCTTGACGGTGAGCAGGTCCACGTACTCGGCAGCGTGCCCGGTTTCGTCCTCGCTCCGCAGCTCGGACCGGATGGATCGCAAGAGGGGGGATTCGACGGCGTCCCATGGGGGCGAGGCGCAGGTGCCAGCGACTACCAGGGTGCGTTGGTTTTCGATGAGTTGAAACACCACTCGGATGCCGTAGACCCGTGTGCCAAAGGCCCGGGCAGTCCGGGCGGCATCAAAACACTGAAGGGTGGCGGCGTGTTCCACCAGCATAAAATCGTCCACAATCCGGTCCTTGGCCAGCCGCTTGCCCGGAGGGTGGAAGTGGTTGTCCTTTTTCCACGGGAGGTAGCGATAACTAGTGGGAGTGAAAAACAGCTTGAGCAGGGTCCAGATGTCGTGGCCCTGTGCGTCCAGCGATTCGGCGAGGGAGGGGCCCTCACAAATTTTGAGCAGGTCCACGATGGACCGAGTTCCGGCGGTCCGAAAGGCGGCCGCCAAATTGTCGTTGGCGGTTTGCAGTGCGTCAGCGGTTGCCTCGATGTCCTTGAGCATGTCCGAGGTGATCGAGGAAATGGCTTCCCGTGCCTTGCCTAGATTGCCGATCGCAACCGCGGCGTCGGCGTGGGAGATGGTGTTGTTAACAGCACGATCCGCATAGTAGGCACCGGTGGTGGCCACAAGTTGCAGGTAGTAGTTGGCTTTTTGCCGGCACCGCCGGCGGACCTCTGGCGTGGTAGCGGTGGAAGGGGCCGGGGCCGCATAACTCCCCGAAGCTGGACTTGTGGACATGCTGCTTTGCCGCTGGACTTTTTCCAACCGAACTAGAGGCACCGCACTATCAGTCAGAGGTATGGGGATCCCCGGCTACTTTGTTGACCTGCTTCGCCGAAACAGATCGGTGTTAATTTTGGCGAACGAGGCTGGCAGGGTGGATATTGTGTGCATCGATGCCAACGGCGTTATTTATGAGGCGGTTCGTGTGATCGAAAAGCAAGAGGAGGAAGAGTTCAAGCGGTTGGGTTATTGGCCTGATCGGCTGAGCGAGATGGAACCTGCGGCGGCGGCGAAGCGCATCGCACCCGCCGTCGTCTCCACATTGGCCCGGCTTCCGCTGTTGGTGGGCGCAACCCGGAAGCTCGTGGTGGCGTTTGACGGCATCGCGCCCAACGCCAAGATCAGCCAGCAGCGACAGCGACGGTTTGGCCGGCTGATGCTGGAGGCGGCATTCGCTGAGGTGGCCGCATCCAACGCGACCACCGGCTTCAACACCACCCAAATCACCCCCGACACGCCATTCATGAAGGCGCTGATGCCGCTGATCGAGACGCAGCTCCGTGCGGCCGCCACCATCCCGCTCCACTTTTCGGGGTCGGACGAGCCCGGTGAGGGCGAGCACAAGCTGATGGACATGATCCGCAGCGGCATATGGAAGGACCAGCACGTGATGATCCACGGTTTGGACGCCGACCTCATTCTTCTCACTCTTGCAAACCAGCACCATTGCGCCAGTCTCCGACTGGCCCGTGAAGCCCCAAGTTTTGTCAAAGGCATTGACAAGACACTGTCACCGCTAGAAACCTATGTGATTGACATTCCGAAATTGGCAAGTGTGATCGGCAAGAGCATGGGGGGTGGTGCGGAGCTGGCGGTGACCGACTACGTCTTTCTGATGTCGATGCTTGGGAACGACTTTTTGCCGCACCAGCCCGGGATATCCATTCGGGACGGCGGGATTGAGCGGCTGTGCAAGGCGTTCAGTCTGATCCGGGCCGCAGACCCAGCGTTCCGAGTGATGCAGATGCGGGACCCTACAACATGCCATCCGGTGTGGGTGCCCAACTGGTTGGAAGTGCAGCGAGTTATCACTGAACTGGGATCGCAAGAGGACAAAGTGATGACGGCGTGGACCCGAAGGCGACGGGGGATGGCCTCGCGCACTAGTCAGCCCGGTTCGCTCCCACTGACGCTACGGGTTGAACTGGAGGCGGTGTGGAACTCGCTTCCAATGGCGCAGCCGGACATCGAGAACTGGATCGACGCCGGCAGCGAGGGCTGGCGGGATCGTTACTACAAACATTTTCTGAACGAAATGCCCGACCCGACGCACGGTGAGACGCCCTACAGCCCCTGGCTCGAGCGTGCCAGCGAGCAGTGGCTCCAGGGGCTGCAATGGGTGTGGGAGTACTACACGGGCCCGAACCCGAGCTGGAGCTGGGAATATCAGGGCACTCACCCCCCTCCCCTCTTGCAGGAAATTGGTCGCCTTGGTCGCTTTGAGCCTGGCGACAAGCTGGCCGAGTGGCGAGGACCGAGCGGGCCGGTTTCGAGTGCAGAGCAACTGCGGCGGGTGTTGCCGCAGCGGGCGGTGGGTGCGGGAGCGGGGGAATGCGAGTGGAAGCTGCCGCCGGTGAGCCTGGCGTGGCAGTATTGCCGGCATGCGTGGGAGGCGGAACTGAGCGTCTGAACCCACTTAACGGGATTCCCTCGCTATGCAAGAGGAGAAGGATGAGTACACCCTTGGGAAGTCTTGGCGGTTCGGCCCCGCCCCCCGAAGAAATGCCCGAACATTACAAAAATCTAGACCTGGACATCCGCAACTACACGCTTCAGGAGTTGCTCGATCTCCTGAAGCTCCCACAGGGGTTCTCGGACAGCGATCTGCGGCGGGCGATGCGACAGGTGGCGGCACTCCACCCCGACCGCTCGGGTGCCCCAGTGGCCATCTACCGGCTGTTCTACGAAGCTCACGTCATGTGCCGGCAGATCCTGAAGGCCCGGTCGGCCGGCGATCCGTCGACGCTGGTGCGGGAGGACTACGACACCCCCGAAGGCCACCAGATCGCCGAGGAGATGACCGCCCGCGAAGACTTTCAGTCCTGGTTCAACAAGTCGTTCGAAGAGTACCACAAGTGTCTGTTTGAAAAGACCGAGGGTCACGGCGACTGGCTGAAAGAGGGAGGGGGCGACGAGGATTGGGAGGAGCAGCTCAAGACGGGCGAGCGCAAGGTGACGACGCAGCAGCAGATGGCGGCGGAGATGGCCAGGTACCGCAAGCAAGCAGCGCAGCGAGCGCTGGTGTTGTCGGATGGGCCAATGGCGGCCGCCGATGGTGCAGGGTGTGGCACTCTCTTGTTAGCCTCGGACGCTGGAGTCCGTCCTTTGTTAGGCGGTTCGGTGGGCGACGTGTCGTATGGCGACCTTAAGCGGTCATACGAGGAGAGCGTGGTGCCGATTGCGGCGCTGGACAACGACGGCAGTTCGTACCCCCGGCCCAAGACGATGGAGGAGTTGATGCGGGAGCGGGAGCAGGTGGAAAACGAAGCAGCGGAGTTCTTGCAGGACAAGAGCATCCACCAGGCAGAGATGGACCGGCAGCGGGACCAGCAGCGGATTTCGGCGGATGCCCGGATGCACACGCTAATGCAAGAGGAGCGGGATGTGTTGGATGCACATCAGCGGTGGCTGGCGTCGTCGCTGCGGATCACCGACGGGCGGCCAAATTGAGCCGGATGCATAGTGTGGGGGAAAGGCATTGGCAGCCGTGGCATTGGCGACAAAACACGATGATATGGTAGGGGAGTATTTGAAAGTGCTGAGCGAGGTGTGTGAGGGTTTGTGCGGACACGGGTTTCCGCACGAACTGGGGATGGCGGTGTTGTTTGCTTATGGCGGGATGCGAGCGCCTTCGGCGGTGGCCTTCTTGGGGGAGCGGCGGATGTGGGAGTACATCCGAAACCACGAATCTGTAATGAACGAATGGCAATCTGCAATGAACGAACGGCAACGTAATACCAATCACGCCTTGGTGTTATGTATGCACAAATTTGAAGGGGTGTGCGTGTGTGGTGCCAAAAACATGCCGGCCATTGCTGGAAGATACTGCGCGGCCATGTCGTACTACGGCCGAGCCACAATGACAAAGCAGCTGGCATGTCACTGGCCCTGCCGGTTGTCCAATGTGACGGAGCGGTGGGTGACCGAGGGGCCATGGAAAGTGGAGGACCCGACGCGGAAGCAGTGGACAGATAGGTGTGCAATGGCAGATCTGTGGATGGGGTTGTGGATCAACACGTCGGAAGTAGCTTTGCAGTCTGGCGTCTTGCAGTATGTATACCACACGAACAAAAAGATTCGGTTCCGGCATGGGTTGTCAGAGCGGGAGTTCTTGTACTATGCGAACCGAGAGCAAATTCGAGAGGCGATCGCCAACACCAATGGGACCGAGGTGGTTCGGATAGAAGGCGACGACTACACAAGTCGAGCGGAGTGGGTGCGGGTATTCTACAACAGCCTGCGACTGAGGCCGTTGAAGGCGTGGCCGTATGTGGATCCCTAAGGTATGCAAGAGGGGGAGGGTGAATGTGTGTTTTGCTTCATTTTTTTGGTGGAGTAGATTAGCAACCGATGGCTCAACACTTTGTGGTGGGGGTCGACGTGACGCCGAATGGGATCATCCGTGCCGATATTCGGGGCTCAGCGAATCGAAAGATCCCGCTCACTGCGGAAGGGGATGAAAAGAGCCCGGCCGACTATGTGAAGGAGCAACAGACCATCAACTATCTGGACACACTCAAGGACAAGGCGAATATTCAGATTGTGCAAGGGGTATCGCTGTACCCAGAGGCAATGGAAGGTGGGGCATACCCAGCACCATGGAAGAAGGTGTTGCACGGAATTGAGACGCACATCCTCGACTTGCAGCAACAATTTCTCAATCGGACGACATGGACCAAGGTGGCACGGGGAACGCCGTTGGACCAACCCAAAGAGTACAATCAGATCTTTTGGGAGAGTGGTTTGGGATATACGGTGTTCGTCGCAAATCCGGGTAATGTTAGGACGATCAAGACATTTGGTTCTTACATTGATCCGTTGGAGAAACAAAATGCGGACATTACCTGGCCAGCGCCAAACGGCACAATCGAGTTAACGCCCGATTTTATGGAGCTGATGGGTTTTGGACGATCAGAAGTGATCGCTACCACCCAGGCCGGTGGGAAATTCCGATATCAGTTGACGGTGGCCTGCGGCGATGCGTGTCGCCCACCTCCTCATTGTGTGTTTGGCCATGGGGGCGGGGCCGGCGCCGACCCAAACATGAATCTGTTCAAGGGAAACGCTAGCAAGGCGCATGCATTGGCGAGCAAGAACAAAGGGCAGGCTGACAAGGTCAAGCTGTTGGTGGTCAAGGAATGGGGGGACAAGCTCCAGGCTATCATCTACTTTCTGTATACGCACGTGGGCAAGGCGGGCGGGGATACTCCAACCATCATCACGTGCGACATGGTTGTCATGATGTTTTGTGTGATGCTCCAGGTTCCGTGCATTTACACGGGCAAGGAAAGCCACTATTTTCCCAAGCCAGCGGACCAGGACGGTAAGTATTACTCAATTGTGGAGTACAAGCCAAGCAAAACACCAGAAAAGGATGCTCGCAAGCGCTACATATACACCCGCAACCAGATCGTCACAGAAAATAAGCGCTACATTGCCGGTCTTCGAACGCTGGCGAAGAATTCCGACACTGGGGTATATTTGGGTGGGGATTTGGAGACGTTCTCGGGTGCCTTTTGGAAGGCAATGGCTGACGATGCCCAAACAATTGAGACGGATCTGGAGAAGAAAATGCCATTGCTAAGTGGAGCCCCGGCGCGCATTGCTGGCGAAACCGTGGCGGGATACAACGCATGGATCGATGAAATGAAACGAGATTACTTGTTGATCCCGGCAGTGCGCAGTTCAGCAACCAATAAGCGCAACAAGATCAAGGCACCAACTCCAGGGCAGTTCATTAAGAGCCGACTCACAATGTCGATGGGGCAATACCACACAATCTCCCGAACGCAAAACCATGTCAACCTTCAGCGAGTACTGGGGAGGATCCCCGGAGTAGACGCCCAGCGGCAGGCAAACAGGCCATTCTATGACTCTGCTCGAATTATCACGGGGTCAGGGATGGCGGGAGGAGGCCGCCGCTATGTACAGCGGCAGCGGGGCGGTATGCCAATTCCTCCTGCGGCTCAGATGCGAGACTTTCCACCGTTCAACGACGAAGCAGCTCCGTATTACAGCGATCGAGCATCAGATGAGTTGCCAGACAAGTTCGATGAAGACCATCCCGGTTTTGTCGACCCCGATGTCCCCGTTTCACCAGAGGCACAGATGGAAGCCGGAGCTGTATTTGAACCCAGCGATCCAGCGCCTGGCGAAGGGCAAGGGGAGATACCTGCACCGGAGGAGCCACCAGTGATGGACTTGCAAGCCCAGTTTGATTTCACGCTTGAGAATTCAGTGGAGCAGTATGTTGAGATTGCAAACAAAGAGCATCCAGGAATCATTAACTACGGATACAACCTTCATATGACATTTGAGTCTCTGTTGGTTTACTATGCAGCATATGCGAATCAAGCACCAGTTGAGATTACGCCTGAGGATTTGATGAACTATCAGAAGGAGTTTTTGCCAGATCTCTTTGAGCCAGAGTTGCCTATAGGAGAAGCAGCTGCAGTGGAACCACCATCACCGGAGCCGGTTGCAACGGGAATGCGAAAGGGGAGAGGTATGGGAATGCGGCAAGGGCCTTACCGTACACCATCAGCAAGCAGCCGAGAGGGCACTGCATCGCCACCTCCTGGTTCTCCTCTTGCAGGCACGGGTGAGGCGCTTGATGTGTTTAGAGCGGATGCAGGACAAGGAGTGGCGAAACGACGGAGTGCGCCGCGGGGTCGCAGTGGAATCAGTGCGTTGAGTCCGGGAGTTGAGAGTCCTCCAATTAGCACCGAGGGGCGTTTTTTGGCTTTCAAAGGGCAAGGAGACCGTGATCCAGAGACAATGCGGGAATTGCGTTTAGGAACAAATATTGCGAGACGGAAGAGAATGAGGACAGAACGACAGATTCAGAGGCTGAGCCAGGGTGCGGCGAGCACTGGTGGAGGAACGCGGCGGCGGAATAAGTCAAAGCGTTCCAAGTCAAAAACTAAACGCACTGGAAAGAAGCGGCGAACGGCCCGCCGCACGCAACGGAAAACTCACAAGCAAGAGAAGAGGAGGTAAATGAAGTGGCATAGCATCGCCATCGGTTCGGCCATCGCCGTCGCCGTCGTCACCGCCTATATTATCCTGTCCAGCGGCAGCATCCCCCGCACCGAAGGCTACTCCAACCGAATTCTGCCGCTAACCATGGAGGACCCGCAGCCCGCCCAGGTCGTCACCACTGGCTGCTTCACCGGCCACAACGACTGCTCGATGCTCAACGACTGCTGCCGAGAGCACGCAATCAACCATCCACAGGACGCCATCCACGCCACCGACTGCCGCATGTGGGCCAAGGCCCAGGCCGAAAACCCCAAGAGCTACCTCAGCTTTCTCAACTGGGGCGCCACCCTGCTCGGCATCCCGCCCAACTGCCGCTACAATGCCTCTCCAGTCGAGTAGAACCCCTAACCATCAACTCATTCACAATCCATCAACTTACTCCTCTTGCACCACCACGATCCGACCGTCCAAGGTTTTGACTTTACGATGTCGCACCGCATCGTCCCCGTCCGCATGGAACTTGTCGTGACACTCCCGGCACACGTTAACTAGGTTGGCTGCTGCGTCAACTCGGGCTCCGCCCTTGCTCAGCAACCGCATCTCGTCCGCATCCGCCTGATGCTGAAGGTGGTGCACATGCTCTCCAGCCGCCCCGCACATCTCACACACTCCCTTCACCTTCTTGCTCGAATAGCGCGACGTGTTGGACCCCAGCACACTGCCGCCCTCTGGCAACAGATTCGCACGAACCTCGTATGCCCGATCCAAAAAATCTTGTGGCATTCGGAGAGATTTGCACACCTCCAGTCCGTAGATGCTGTCGCCCGGTCCATCCTCGAGCTTGCGGTTGTAGACCAAAGCATCGGCTTCGGCGTCGTACCGCACCTGAAGATGCTTGGAAACCAACCCTGGCAACGCCCGCACACACGGCAGTCGGGTGACCTCGTGGAAATGCGTGGCAAACATGTGAGTGCAAGAGGAGGAAGCAAGGGACACGAGACCGCTGGCGAAGATGGCGATTGCCGAGACCGTCTCGGTGCCCGAGCACACCTCGTCCCCCAACACCAGAGTTCTGGAATTGGCGTTGCGCAAAATGGCGTTGAACTCGGTCATTTCCACAGCAAAGGTCGAGAGGCCGCGGAAGAGGTCGTCGTTGCCAAGGATCCGTGTGTAGACAGCGGCATAGGGCCGGATGGCGAAGCGATCGGCTGGCACGTAGAAGCCCGACTGCGCCAGCACCACTGCGATCCCGACGCTCTTGATTAGGGTCGACTTGCCCGAGGCATTGGTCCCGAACAGCAGCAATCCGTCGGGATGATCGCTTGACCCAAAGGCCATGTCGTTTGGCACAAAGAGCTCTTCATTGTCAATGCGTTCGGCCAGCATGTGTCGCAGTCCTACCGCCTCGAACCACGACCGATCGCCCGAGTTCACCACCTTGGGGCGGCAGTACCGGTTCTCCACCGCCATCTTGGCGGCGGTTGATGCCACGTCCAGCCCCGCCACAAACGAGTTGACACACCGGATCCGTTCTTCCATCCCAGCGAGCGCTTCCAGCGTCTTTTCAAAGCGCTCAACTCCCATGGTCTCAACCCGTTGCTTGGCCGTCCCCAATCTCCCCAGCAGCTCTCGGATGGCCTCGTTCTCGAACCGATGTTTTTTGCTTGCTCCCGACACCACCTTCACCCCCTCTTGCAAAACCCCGGATCGTTCGGCGGCGTGCGTCTTGCGGTGGATCCAGTCCTGAACCATCTTGGCTCGGCGTTCAGTGGAAATCAGCATGGCCCCGCCGTCGTCGGACCACGTCAGCTCGACCAGCTGCGGCATCCCGCCGTCCTTGCGCACTCGCACCGAGCTGGCCCCGCCCGACAGCTTAACTAGGTTGGCCAGCATTCCTCGGGCCTGTTCCACTTCTTGCAGCACCCCAACATACTCTACCCAGGCCTCGCGGAAGGTGGAGTTAACAGGGGTGTCTTGGATGAGCACCGGGGTGAGCCATCGGGCAGCGTGGTTCTCAGGCAGCAGTGCCACGTCGGCCTGTTCCTCTCGGAACATGGCCCCGACGTAGTCGTTGAGCCGCATAGCGCAGTCCATGACCTTGCTAAGCTGCTCGCCGTAGGCTGCCTTTGCGTCCTCGCTGTGCGGACCCACGTACATCGGGCCGATACACGCAATCGCTTGGGTAATGTATTGCCGCAGTCGCCCCCCAATGGTCTGCGGGGTGGCGGTTTTGTGAACAATCTCACGGAAGAGATGCTCGCCGTCGGGGATGTGCGACCCCCGGGCCCGGATCTCTCCGAGCAGCTCGGGGGAGTTAACTAGCATGGCTACTTGTGCCAGCCGGGAGTTGATGGCGTAGCTGTCGACCAGCGGTGCCCGGATCCTCCGCACTGCCTCCCGCCGTCCCATCTTGCTCATGCAGCCGCCGGTGATGGCGTGGACCACGCTGGAGTAGCGGGTGTTGGTGCCATTGGGAGTGTGGACGATGTTGAGTTGCCGGAGCGAGTGATTGGCCATGGTGAGGTGTGGAACAGCGGTGGACAGCAGCGGCCGGTCGAGCCGTTGTACGAGGCTGGGGTCGGCCGCCTTGGCCTCGGCTAGCAAGAGGGTGAGGGCGCTGGATGCGTGGGGGTGGGTCATCAGGGTGAGCGACTCGGGGCGCTTGCTGTCTCCGTAGCAGATTCGGACAACTTCGTCTTGGTAGGCCTGTTTCTGGGCGTTGATGGTGTGGGGTTCAGTGTGGAGGTGGACCCGGGTGCAAGCTTGTGGGCAGAGCTGACCCATGGCCTTGGCGATGCGATGGGCGTACTCGGTGGAGCGTTCATTACCGGCGACCACCCGGATTTCTCGTGGGTTGTAGGCGATGGCTTGTTCTTGCACCCAGTCGAGGTCGGAGGTGTCGTGCAAGAGGGGGGAGCGGGTGTGTTCATCGAGAGTGACGTTGCCGGCCATGTTGTCCAAGCAGGCGAGTCCGAAAAAGAGGGTGTCGTTCGGGCGGGCGACCGACATGGGTCGGTATTCGGTCCACAGCACGAGAAAATTATTTGAGACGCCGGTGTGTTCGGAGAAGAAGGTGCCCGGGGTGAAGATGTGAGTTAAGGACCGGTCGGTCCGACCAGGGATGTTGGACTGGGCGTAGACTGCCACCGTCCAGCCGGCATCGAGCAGAATCTCGACGTACTTGTCCATCGTGGCCACCGGAACGCCTGTCATCCGGCTGTTGTTTTCGCCGCCACCGCTGCTCGCACTCCCGCTTCCGCTTCCACTTCCTGCGCCGCCGGCACCGCGTCGGGCGACCTTGAGGTCGCAGATGTTGGCGACTTCGTACATGGGGCTGTGAACACCCTCTTCGTCGTCGGCGTAGCCGTAGACCTCGTAGAACTTGCCGCATTGCATCAGGACAGCGGTGTTGGGACCGGAAGCCTCGCGGTGCTTGCGGACCAGCGCAAAGTACTCTTTGAGCATCGACATCCTCAACTCGTGCCAGAGGATATCAGCATAGCCTTAACTGAGTATCCTGACACTTGAACGCACATAATATCTCAATGCCGCCGAGTGTGGCGCTTGCGGCCAGACTTGGACTGCTTACGCATTGTACGCTTGCGGCCCTTTCCGCTACGCTTTGTGGGCTTGGCCTTGCGGGTGCTGGTCTTCTTCTTCCCCCTCTTGCTCTTCCGGGTTTTGGCTGGGGCAAGAGTTGACGCAATGGGGAGGGGAGTTGACATCGCAGGTGTGGGACCTCGCATCACTTCTACGTCGCAACGAGCGGGGGCACACACACCATTCATGCAAGAAAGGGAGCAGATACGCCGGACGCCGACGATGTTGGGCATGTGTTGGTTGATTCTAGCTGCGAAAAAAAACATATTAGGACAGAGTACAAATGCCACCGCTTCCGCCCAACGTCACCAAGGCTGGATTGCTGCGATCCAAGTCGGGCTGGAACAACTCGTCGCTGTCCCGGCGCAGCGGCACTACGGTGGGGTTGCTCAGCACCAGGACCCCGCAGAGTTTAAGGAACACCGGTGGCGGGATCCCGAACCCATCGCTGGGGATAGGAGTGATTCGGGAGGCAATGCCGAAGAATGCGGCAGGGACATGGGCGCCTGTATCGATCAATGCCGGGGATCTTAGTTTGAGCTACATCACATATCAGGGCAACAAGTACATTATATATCCGACCAATGGTGTAATCACGGCAACAGAAACACAAAATGCATATGACAGGGCTGGGATAGACCGAGATTCCGACGCTCACACTCTTACGTTTGGCACAAACGCATACGAATTTGGAACAGGGGTTAAGCCATCATCCGTGTCTGGAGAGGCAACCACAAGCATTGCGTTTGTTGGTGATCGCTCCAGTGGCATCACAATTCGTGACTACTCATTTGAAGGGTGTAAATCATGCACTACAATTACATTCCCATCAGTCGTTCGTGGAAGCATGATCATTGGTATATTTTCATTTGAGATAGAAGATACAACTCATGCACTTAGCACTTTGATTTTCCCAAGCTATGTGGACGGTAATTTTATTTTGGGCGCGAACGCCTTTCGCAACGAAGATGGAGATTATGCCTTGACGGAACTCAGTTTCCCAAACACAGTTACTGGTAATTTTGAAATTGGTGGTGGGGCATTTCGGACTGAAATCGGTTGGTCGATTCAAGAGCTTCGATTTCCAACTACAATTGGAGGCAATTTTGTCATAGGTGAAAAATCTTTTGAACAAG